CTGATGGTTGGCCTTCAACTACATCAATATCACCTTTGTCAGATCCTTTTTGCGCATTACCTATTATACCTAATAAAAATTCACCATCACCAACACTAGTTCCTGCTATCTTATGACTAATTGTAAATATTTCTTCAAACCAATCTTCAGCATTACTTTCGACAAATTCTTTGATCCTAGGTAAATATTTCTCTAACATATTCCATGAACCCGATCTCCCTTTAATATCATCTTGAATACTATACTTATCAAATCTATTATTAACATGATTTGCAAAACTTGTCCAATTAATTCTATATTTTGCATCAGCCATTACTGATCTAAAAGATCGTAAATAATCATTAGTTTCCTGTCTACCGGTCTTTGTAATAAAATTTGAATCCGCTACTAGCGTTTCAATTAATTCATTACCACCTTGATGGAGATTATCTATATATCTCTCTATATCTTGTTTACCAGTAGATGTTACTTGCCCGAGTGGCTCTGGTGCCTTCCGAGGTTCTTTAGCAAAAATATTAATATCACCGCCCTCTTTGTCTTCAAAAAAATGTTTAAATGGTTTCATATTCCTGCTGGATATTGTTCTGGTTCAGTCTCATGTTGAAATCGTGGATCGTTTTTTGTACCTAAGGCACTTAAGAATGTACGCTGCCATTCATCCAATCCATATTTCTCTCCTAAATCATCTTTTGAGAACATAAGATCATATGATTTAATAATCAAGTCATTTAATTTAGATATAGTCTCATCATTACGTAAAGTCTTAAAAGCTAAATTCTCAACAGAAAACTCTCCTTTATCTGTAAGGCCTTGTTGACGCATTCTCATAATCTTATCTTTTAATTTTTTAGCACGCTTATTAATAAGAGCAAATTCTTTTGCATCACTAATATTATCTAATGCCTCTTCTAAAAGATCAAGTTCTTTTTTAAACTCAAAAGCTTTCTTTTGAACATCTCTGTGGTCTATTTCCGGCGGGTCGTGAACAGGTTTTTTAATCCATCTATTATCCTGTAAACTAAATAAACCGGAAGCCACATGAGGTTCATGAATATCTTGAAAATATAATTCCACCTCATGATTGTTAAATTCGATATCGTGTCTTAAATTCCATATAAATCTTTTACCATCCAACGCTCTTTTTACTATAGATTCATCTTTATTTATATTTGCAAAGTCTAATAATATATGAACATCAAGATCCGAATGATCAGAATAATTAAAATTTGCTAATGAACCTGTCAATTGTACATCTTCTACCATTTCAGGTTTAATATGTTCATCATCACTTATAAAATCATCTACAATCTTAAGTATAGGTCTTGATATATCTTCTCTGAACTCATCATTATTCCAAAACTTAGGATGTAAGGTATCGTTATAGTATGTCTTTTGTTCGAAATAACTTCTAAAAGACTCCTTTCCTCTAACACATCTGTCAAGCTTTGCTGGCATTTAATTATTTATTTAATTTCTGTACTTGTGCTCCGTAAGTAGAATAAGCTGTGGAGTTTCTTTCCATCCGCGGAGCCACTCCAGTACGGTCTGTCTTCGATTTACGATATTCGTTATTGTTTAAATACTCTGTTGCGGCGGCGGTGAAATCACCTTGATTCATTAACTCTAAAGTCTTAGGACTACCTGATAAATCACCTCTAAAAAATCCATCCACTATAGCATTCTGAACATATCCAGGTAAACTGTCATAATTTTTTACTTTACTACGCGCTAAAGCGATCTTTGCTTGTACGTCGTAATTAAACAATTGCATCATTTGACTATCGCTTAATGGCATTCGCCCAGAAAGAACTGTGTTATAATATTTGCCTGTAATTTGTCTAAGTAGAGGATCGTTTTTTGTAATTAAATGACCTACCCCAACGGTTAAGTAACCTTTATGGTCTCTGTACACATATCCCGGGCGACCCTTTTTACCTTTACCTTCACTCTGAACAATGTAATCATATAATGATTGGTCTTGTTTTATAGTATGAGCTATTGGGGTAGGCATTTTGGCTTGTACATCGCCGGGGCCACCAAATAAACTGGCAGCACCCAAACCTAAAGCCGCTAAACGATTAGACCACGGCCCTTCTTGTAAGAACACATCGTTACAATCTGATAACTCTTTAAAGGTCATTTAAATTATTTATACAGGCATCGAATAAAATATCGGATGATACTCTTCTTCTTTATCACATTCCCCATAAAAATAATTATCTAACTGCTCTAATAATCTAACCTTGGCCACTTGCAGATCAACCTCATACCATTCATTCTTGATTTGTTTAGCAAAACGCGCCATTTGTTTCTTTATATTCTGTTCAGCTTGAAGATATGCTGGATGTTTTATAGAATATAAAATCTCATAGTCTCTAAAGGGTGAACTGGTTTGATATGTCTGTAAACGAGTATTTAAATTACGAGTTGTACCTATTTTTAACCAACCGGGCCAGGACTTATTATTAATAATATAAAGATACCCTGGTGACGTCACTGACACATAATTATTTATGTATCCAGAGATAGTTTGCTATTTATTTTTTAGCCTTTTTCTTCTTTTTAGGTGCCTCTTCAGGCTTACTCTCCCATGCTTCCGTTTCTTCGTTAAAATGACGAGTAACATCACCAGTAACCGGGTCTGTTGCAAATGCAGTTTTTATCTCTTTCTTATGAGATGCTTTATTAACAAACGACCAGCCGGTACCTAAAATACTAGAGGAACCACCTAATATCATAGTGAAACTATCAGTGGTAAGTGATCCTTTTGCGATTAACACACCACCGGCAATTGTAGCAGCGTGTCGTAACAAGCCTCCGATTTCTTTTTTGTAATTACCGATAAATGTGATAATCTTTTTCATATATAATTATTTATACAAAAAACAACTAAATACTTACATGGAGTCAGCGGGAAACGGGGCCGAGCAATTCGAGATAGTTGCTAGAAACCTATTAGGAGACTATGGATGGATGTTTATTGCAGGTCTATCACTATTAATGCTCCAATCAAGTATTAAAAAGCTAGCGGCAGGGTTGTTTGTATTCTGGGGTAATGATTATAAGACTGACGACACAGTATACGTAGATGGGAAACCTGGTCGTATAATACGTGTAGGTATTACTAAAACAGTCTTCTTTATCTATGATGTCATCGAAGGTCAAGTCGTTGGTGGCAGTAAACTTGTTGTACAGAACGAATATTTAGGTAAATTAAAGATAGAGAAGCCTTTATGTCAATTAGACTTAACTAGATACAACGGAGTAAAGAACAAACACTAAGCTACCACTGCTTCTAGTTCAGGTGCCTTAACTTCTTGTAAATTAGGTACTTCACATGCACCTCCACCGCAGGCAACCGTATCTTGCACCTCGGTTGTGTCTTCTTTTTCCTTTAAAGCTTTATAATTCACAGATATATACTTATCAACAATATTATTCCATCGTATCTCATCTTTTTCATCGATTATTGACTCAAGTGGGGCTTGTTTATACAACTTATCACCAATTTTAGGTAATAGCGCCACCGCACCAAAGTATTTCTTATTATCATACAAGAATTTAAACACTCTATCCCACTCATCATCCTTTACTACCACGGTACAACTAACATTATGTTCAATATTATTAGTATTTGCTTCAGTAGTACCAGGAATCACCCAATTTTGTTGCGTCGACTTAATATATTTTAAATGTTGTAAGGCTGTAAGGTCGTCTTTCACTAAAGCCTTATCAGAAATCTTAATAGGAAACGTAACTACGTCATCTGTCTTATTTGCCGACCATACACTCTCCTCACACATATGTTTATTGTTTTTCTTAAAGTGCTTATACACTGGATCAAGTTTATTACATTGAATACGTCGAAAATACTTTCTACTATGATGAGGGTGTATACCGGATGCGCTACCTAGTACTAATGACGACGTACCTTCTGGTTTAATACAAGTAATCCTAGCGGCTTGATTAACATTTAACTTTTTAGCCCAAGACTTATTAACTTTAACAGCGTACTCAGCGCCTTCTTTCTGATAATCTGCATTTAAAAGAATCTTAGGGTTATCCATTATACCAGTAATAGACACACCTAGCAGTGCCTCACCTTCTGTTAATTGCTTAGACGCAGGTCTCAGGTAATCAAACTCAGAATACGCTGCTTGTAAGGTACCTACAATTGTCGAAGCTTTTACTGCATCTAAAAACTTACCCTTAGTATCAATCTTAGCTCCGTTAATCGATGTTAGATTACAGAATTGAACACCACAAACACCGTCTTTAGTGACAGGTATAAAGCCTATCTCAAAGCAAGGATTATATAATTGCCATGGATGATTACCAAACACAAATCCAGGCTCTCCAAACTGTCTTGTCTTATTAAGAATGTCTGTAAATTCTTCAAACGTTGTTTCATCTCTTAGAAGTAATACACTATTATTACTTCTAGCTCGTTGAGGCTCAATATGGACCCAACTAATACGTTTATTTTTTATTACTTCATTATATTCATATTCAATTAATTCTACCTCATACTTCTTTTTATTAACTGTAATCTTACCTACATATAAATCAGTTTCATCATCATGATAAAATTTAGTATGACGAGTAACATCGAAAAATGTCTTCGCATTCATCATCTCTTCATCATCTTTATCAAAAATAAGAGATGTAGCTGATCGACGAATACCACCAGACAATACTGCGTCGGCGCAATGCATTAAAATATCATATGCATTAATTGGTTTTAATCTTGTTTGGCTCTGCTGTTCAATAATATAATCAAATAATTCCTTTACCTTTTTATGACACCTCTTTAATCCTTGATACCCAGGAGCTTTACCTCCAGCGGTCTCTAAAGGAGTCCCTTTTGGTCTTATTTTACTAAAATCAAAAACAATCTTTCTACCTGAAAAAGCTGTATTACGAAAATAAGAATTCAATAATGCTTCAATAGAATCAGCCCATCCTTCTATACTATCTTCAACAACATAAGTTACAACCGTACCTGTCTTATCTTTTGCAGTAACTATATCAGGAAATCGATCAATAAAATGTTTTGAAACTCCGATACCGACACCACATCCACATAACAATAAATAAAATATCTCCGCAAAAGATCTTATACTATCAACATGTCTTACCGCACAATTATATATACGAGCATTATGTGCTAATACTGCTTTACCGCCAAACTGCATTGATCGCATTGAAGGTACAATGTGTTTATCTTTTACTTGTTGAAATGCCCACTTAATTGTATCTATATCTTCTGACGGTAAATCCCTTTTAAATCGATCAACATGCATCTTCGTAACTCGATTTATACATTCATCCCACGTCTCTCTTCTATTTAAATTTTTATTAAATCTTGCGTATTTGCTTGTAAAGGTAAAGGTAGATATTTCGTCCAGATAGTTAATGTCTTGTGGCATTTGTATATTTATTTATGTTTGATTTATGCGATTAATAGGTCGGATACAAATAAGTGCTTCGCATATAAATATAACGAATAAATTTGAAATTCAACTTATCGTTTCACTGTGGCTTGGCCAAAGTAAAAACCAATAATAGCTGTTAAAGCTTGTCGAATCTCAGGTATTAATAAATAACCTTCAACTTCTATGAATACAGGTTCAGTCTTTGAGCCAAGTAATCCCCATAGTATCTTTGTAGTAATGAGCTCCTCTACTACGATAGGATGATTAAGAAATGTAGTAATAAATGGAGCTAATATAACACCAAACAGAACACTTACAACAATTAAACGGCGGACCCACTTTCCACCATCTACACTTACACGCTGAACAGCTTTATCAGCTGACTCATCAGCAAACTTTTTCTCTTTCATAAACATCTCAAAGCGCTTTTGTTCATTCTCCGCTCGCTTTGCGACCAATTTAAAAAAGAATCCTACTAATGACCCGCCAGCCATTGTTAATATTTCCGCAGGTATCACTGTAATTATTTAATAAAAAAGATGTCGATATATATACCGACATCTAATGTTATTATACCTCTCTGGTTATCTATTTATATCAACCATTATTAACAAATTGATATAATTTATCCGCTCTTGCAATAACTGCATTTGTGTCTGGAAAGAGAGAATCAACAGTATTACTAGTTACTTGTTCTTTATTCTCTTCTTGATAATAAACACTGAGCTTTTCAGAAAACCTTCGATCCTCATCTGCATGAGCCATCTGAAGTACTTCTAATCGAATTTCATATGCGTTTTTATTCATGTGTGTGTGTCTCCTTTCATAAGGATTTATTTAAATAATTGCTAATAGCAACTACTTAATCACCGCCTTGAGATCGATCCGACGCAAAAGAACTTACAATTTCTTTACAATGTCTAGCGTGCTCAATAGCTTCTATTTGTTTACTAGCTTCTTCTACAACATCCTGTATTATTCATGATCCTAAAAATCCTTTTCTCTTATCATACACTAACCTCTCATACGTCCTAGCATCAGCCGTTCCAGATAGATCAACATATAGTTTTTCAATATCCTCCTCGAACTTAATCTGTCTCATCCCTTCTTTATGCACCGGGCGTGGGTCCGCGTTTTCTGAAAGAAGTTCAAATTCTCTTCTTTCGTTTGTATAAATGTCCTTGACGACAAATTTATATGCAATCATGACGTAAATAGTAACCTACTATCTTTGACTTTGCAAGTTATTTTTTTAAGTTGAGTTTTACTCTTTATTAATAATGACGCTATTTCAGTTTCGATATGTTTCTCGAAAAACCTTCTTAAGAACCGAGCCCCATATTTTCTATTATATCCTTGCTGAGCTATATAATCCCGAGCTTCAGGCGTTAAAGTAAACTCTATATTATTTATTTCTTGTAATTTTTTAGAAAAGATATCTAATTGTATTTGAACTAAATTATATATATCTTCTTCTGATAAATGCTCGAATCTAATAATTTCGTCTAGTCTATTTAAAAACTCTGGTTTAAAGAATTTTTGACAAGCATTCTCTAAATCAATAGAACTTATTGCCGTACCACCAAACCCGATAGAATCTTTATTAAATAATTCAGAACCAATATTACTCGTAAATACAATAATACAATTTTTAAAATTTATTTTACGACCTACACTATCAGTTAATTCACCTTTATCTAAAACCTGTAAAAATATATTAACTACATCCGGATGGGCCTTTTCAATTTCATCTAACAAAAGTAAACTATAAGGATTATTTTTAATAAAATCACAAAGCATCGACCTATCACCATAACCAACATAACCTGGAGGAGAGCCTATTAACTTACTAGTAGAATGAGGCTCTATAAATTCAGACATATCTATCTTAAGAAAATTTTGCTTATTATAGAAAAAATATTCTGAAATTAGTTCACACAAATATGTCTTACCAACACCAGTTGGACCAATAAAAAGAAAGGAACCTAATGGACGACTAGGGTCCTGTAATCCAGTTTTAACCCTTTTAAAATGATGCAATAATGATGCAATAGCTCTTCTCTGAGAGATATATCTTTCCTTTAAAGAGTGTTCTACTTTATGTAAATCAGGTAAACTGCTTCCTCTAATATTGCTTATAGGTATATTTGTTTTAATACTAAGTATATCTCTTACAATGTCGTCTGTAATAACTTTATCGAATTCAACAGCCTTTTGCTTAATTACTTCTTTTTTTAATTTATTAGATAGAGTTGTTTCTTTTCGTCGTAATTTAATACCATCTTCAAAATTATGTCCTTCCACAGCTACAAGTTTTTGTTCTTGTATACTATCTATTTGTTGTTGAAGCTGTACAATTTGCTCTGATGTATTAGATATTTGATTTTTAATATGCGAGCCACATTCATCTAATAAATCTAAAGATGCAGCTGGCTGACTCTTATCAAAAATAAACCGAGACGACATCTTAACAATATCTTCTACGATACTTCTATTATATTTTACATTATGAAACCTTTCATATATAGGTATCATATTATATAAAATACCTTTCGTCTCTTCTAAGTCAGTTTGCTTAACAGTTATATTTTCAAAATTAGAACTAATAGTTGTAATATCATCAATATATTTTTTGTAATCATCCGCTGTACATGTACCTATAAAATTAATATCATCACTATTAAACAACTCGCTAAAATACTCTTCTATATTTGCCGTACCATCAATCCGGGTTATAAGAGCAATGTCATTAATAAACAAAATTACATCAGTATTATCTTTAAGATAGTTTTGAAGTATATCCATTCTTGCTTCAAAATCTCCTCTAAACTTTGTACCGCCAATAAGAGTTTTAAGTTTAAGCTCAAGTATTCTTTTATCATGTAAATGATTAGGAGTAAGTTTTTTAGTTATTCTTCTGGCTAATTCATACACTACAGACTTTTTACCTACACCAGGATCTCCTGTAATAATAAGATTAGTATTATGTTTTTTTCCTAAAACAAGATAAATTTTATCAAATTCTGCATCTCTAGAAAATGTACTTTGTAATTCATTTGTTGAAGCTTGATAAGTTAAATCAATAAAATAAGGCTCTAGACTCTCTGGTATACTAGATCTACTTAAATCGGTACTAGTTTTAATATCACCTAATTCCTTCTGTATAGCATTCTTTACATTGTCAAAGTTTAATCCATACTCCATAAGAATGGACGTAGCTACTCCGTCATTCTCGTACAATAAAGATAAAAACAAATGTATTACATCTACAGTATTTTTTTCTAGCTTTTGAGCTAATCCTTTTGCAAAATCTACTATTCTTAAAACTCGAGGTGTAAAGGATGGCCCTATATCAGATTTAAAAAGTTTGTTAGTTTCCTCTATATTTAAAATACTAATAACAATATCTTTTAAATGAGTCCTATCTACGTCTAATCGATTAAAAGTTTGTTCTAAAAATATATCGCCACTTTCAATTAAACCTAAAAGTAAATGCTCAGTACCAGCATATCTACTTTTAAACTCTTCTGCATATGATTTTGAAGCTGCAAGAGCCTCTTGAGCCGTGGGGCTAAATTTCATTACTATTACTTATCAAAAATTTTAATAAACACTAGTAATGGTTATACTTTAAGCACCACTATAATTAGAAGAACTACCAGCACAAACAATCGGTACAGTAGTGTCCAGAGCTTTAATAACATGACCAACTGCGCCTCCTACTCTCAATGTAAACTTAGGATCTATTAATGAATACTCAGCACCCACAGAGACTGCACCGTCTACAAATGGCTTATGTGCCGTACCTGATGCACTATCACTACCTCCTGCCTCTCCTATATTACCACCAGCTAGTCCTATCATTCCTGGATAATCAGACACCTTAGCAGTAATAGCAGATTCAGCGATATCAGTTTCTGTTTCCTCTGCTGATCGAGCAGGTCGTAACTCAATTGTTGGGTATCCTGTTGCCGCGACATCGAACATTGGAGCTTTGCTTTTATATTCAGTTCCATCTCCAGCAGGATCATTATCCGCGGATCGTACAGGAAGCGGGCCTGCTGAAACATAAGCAAGCCCTA